TGAAGTCGGTTTGCTCTACGCATACGCAGAGATATTGAGGGTCTGGTTCAGTAACAAGACCAGTCATGTAGCCATGAACCATGTTGGTTCTTGTTCTCATGACCTCATTCGCATGAAGATGTCCATGCACGTTCACACGGAACCGTTCTGACACGCAGTCAGGATGCAGAGGGATATGACTCAGAATGAACTTATCCACGAACACACGAACACCGTGGATCTGTTGGAAACCAACTTCACGATAGTCTTCGTCCTTGAAGATGTCATGGTTGCCACGAATAAGGATCTTACGACCGTTCATACGCTTTACCAGTTCAAGATACTTCTTGTTGATTACCACGTCGCCAAGAAAGTAGACAGTATCCTGCTCTTTCACTTTGGCATTGTGGCGTTCAATCATGGTCTCGTTCATCTCTTCTGTCGAGGTGAACGGACGCAGCGGACTGCCGTCAGATAGCTTGAATTTTTCCCATGAATTCGTATGACCAAGATGATGGTCAGAGATAACGAATCTGTTTACAAATCGAGTCATTTTTATATCCTTAGCTTATTATTCACTCTACAACATATTAGATATATTGTACATGTTTATTTTTATGGAGATACGTAATTGTCGAGAGTGGTAGAAACTTTAGTCATAAGTTTGACAAATTTTGGACGAGGTTTTTGGTTAAGGATAATATCGTCGACGGTTGGAGCGACGAAGAAGTTTTTGTAGAGGACGATAGAATATTCGAGGTCGGGGTTTTGATTGATAAAATCGACAAGAAGTTGAATGGTAGGGAATTTAGGCGAAGAGGTGTCGATGTTGTTGTTAAGACGATCGAAATATTGAATGGAGTACATGTGTTTTTTCCTTCTTGATTATAGGTCCACCTTACCAATGTTTTGATAAAATGTACATGTTTATTTCGAAAAAAAAAAGACAAAAAAATGGGCGACCCGAAAGCCGCCCATCATGCGTGTAGCAGGAGGAACCCCACCTGTGACCCTGCCTATTCCATTCGTCAATTAAGACTCTTGCCTAACTTACACAGTTGAAACTGCATATCCACGCACCACATAGTGTACATCTATTTATACACTTTTTACACCAAACCCTCTATTTTTTCGCGTTTTGCTAAAAAAAATGCTGGCGTAAAACCATCAAACCCACCGCCAAAATTCAAGTGTCTTACAAGATCTTTAGCTTTTCGCATGCCAAGCTTTTGAGCAACGATTTGATCTGTCTTGATTTCAAGGATATCACCACCTCGTTCAACATAACCAGTCTCATATCCACCGAGTGGAGTGTTGACAGGAACCATGCATTCATTTACAATCTTATAGTTAACCATTAATCTTCTCCCATACAATACCAAAACAAAGTTGCTGCATCTTACGATGAAACCAATTCGGAACTCGATGATCTTCTACCATCCAATATGTGCCAGGATGGAGTTGACATCTCCACTTGTAGACAGGAGGTTTGATGACTGTCCATTGTGGTTCTGGTTTATAAGATAACTTATCGTAGTCCATTACTTAAATCCATTAAATTTTTGTTTGCCGAATTTGTTTGCGGGTTTTGATTCGTCTAATAACCTGCTACCAGAGTTGGAGTTGTCAAACACTGGTATATCATCATCTTGCATGAGATCCTCTTGAGCAGAAGCCTCGACATTATACAGACGCATCTTCGAGTAGTCGACACCGATCACGAATCGCTTATGCACTGATGGATCGCCGTAACGATTCTTCAACTGCTTCACCATAATCTGATTGAGTTGGCGTAGTTCTTCACTCGTAATCAAGGCAAACATAAAGTCTGCAGTGGCTGGAAGACCGAACGATTCAGATGTATCTTCGAGACCAACATCAGAGTTACTAAAGCCTGAACGATTAGTCTGAGTCGCAGAAACAATTGGAACATTAAACTCGACAGCAAGACCACGCAACTCTTCAGCAATTGCCTTGATATATGTGTATGAGTTCACGTTTGCACCAGGCTTGATACGTGAAGAAGCACAGATGTTCAGATAATCGATGTAGATAATATCTGGAACAAAGTTTTTCTTAATCTTTAACTCATTCAAGAGATGTCGAAAGTTTGCAGAACCAGCACTCGCAGTCGGATATTCCTTGACAATCAACTTACCTTTGGCTCGTTCTTTAACTCTACCAATCAATTTGTAATAGATTGCCTGAGGTAAATCCTTCAGTTCATTCAAACTGACACCAAGAAGATTGGCATCGATACGTTCTGCGATTCGTTCTTCTGCCATTTCTAATGTAATGTAGAGAACGTTCTGACCTGACATCAGATTGCTAGCTGCATTATGACACATGAACAAAGACTTACCAACACCAGTACCAGCAAGAGCAATATTCAGAGTCTTACGAGGCATACCACCTTGAGTAATCTTATTAAAGAAGTCAAGGTCAAAACCAATGCGTACTTCCTTGCGATGATAAAACTCGTATCGAGCATCAGCATCATCAAGGAAGTCATGGCCGATATGTGTATCGAAAGAAACACCGAGTGCATCAGTTAAGATTTGAGGAATCGAACCAACACTGATACTATCTTTTTTGCTGTCATCGACAATTTGAATCGACTTCATGAGGGCGTTATATAAAGCTTTATCTTTGCAAAACTTTTCTGTACTATCAACTAACCAATTGACATCACGATCTTCAGACTTTTGAAGATTCGATACAAATTCCTTGGCTGCTTTGAACTGATCGTCAGACAGACCACCAGCATCAACTAAGTCAATTTCAATTGCAGATTTTGTAGGAAACGTGTTATATTTTCCAACATAGTTATGAATAAGAGAGAAGATTTTGCGTTCTACATTGTCAGTAAAGTACTCCTCTTTTAGGAAAGGTATGACCTTGCGGCCATAGTCTTCATTTTCAATCAAATTACCAAATATAACTTGTTCAATTCTCATTCATCCTCCATCGCATATACATCACTCACATCATCTTCGGCTTGCATGATAGCACCATTGGCTGCAGCGTACTTCTTTTCAACGAACTCATTGAACTTAGGACACTGTAGAATAGGATGCCAGAAGCTGAAGTTATAGGTATCATTCAGACGATACGACTTATCGAAGATTTCTCCAGTAGTCATATCAACCTTTTGGAACCAGCCAACCTTTGGCTTGATCACGTGACCAGACTCGAGAGCCATGTCAAGCAAACCAGACCACTTGCTGATGCCTTCGTCCCATGATACTTCGATTGGAATCTTGCTCTTTTCTTTTACAAAGCGAGACTTCTCAACGTTGATGATGAAGTTGTAACCAGTGACTTCCTTGCCATCCTTCTCTTGTTGACGACCAAGAATGAAGATGTTGTCAGCTGAGTAATAGATGCCAGTACCACCAGATACGACGGCCTTCGAGTACATCTCTTGAGTCTGATATGTGTGGTTGACCACGATCAGAGGAATGTCCTTGAGGTTAAGATGGGGCGTAACCATGCGGAAGAGCGACTTGAGTTGTTTTGCACGAGTCATATCGGCGGCTGAGTTCTGCTTCAGCGCATCTTCGACTTCTTTCTTCGAAGCGAGATTGCCAACCGAGTCGATCACAACGATGACACGATCGCCGCGCTTGATCTCTTCGAACTGATGCATAATATCAAACTTCAACTGTTCGACATCTGTGATGGGAGTATGGAGAACTCGAGATGTGTCGATGCCGAACGAGTCGAAGTAAGATTGAGGAGTACCAAATTCTGAGTCATAGAAAAGCATGACTGCATCTGAATACGTGTCCATATATGCCTTCGCCATGAGAAGACTGAACGAAGTCTTAAAGTGCTTTGATGGACCTGCCCAAATGGTCAGACCAGGAACGAAGCCACCATTAATTTTACCACTCAATGCAATGTTAATTGCAGGCACTGTCGTACGAATCATGTCCTTGGCATTGAAGAACTTGGAATCAGACAGAATATCTGAATCCTTGATTGTGGTATTCTTACGCAATTTATTTAATAGGTCTGACATAACTTCTCCTTGTCTGATTGTTCAATATACACGATATATCTTTATTTGTACACCATTAATCACTCAAGATCGAATTTAGTTTAGTAATAAACATGTCGATCTTTTCGCCACGATTAGGCCAATTGATAATCGGATTTTTATTTGCATCTTTCTTTAAGTTTGTAAGTAAAGGCATGATAGCATCGTACATTGCACGTGCTTTATCATTGCCTTCTTGTTTAAATTCATCTTCTGATCCAGTTGTAAAACCGAAATCAAATTCTATGTCTAAGTCTAATTTTGCCATTAGTTGAACCAATCTTCTATTGTTGCACGTTTCTCTGCCTGCCAGCCAAGAGTTTGAGTAATAGATTCGATAGGGCTAAGATAGCCTTTCTCGAATTGCATGTCATAGTCGACATACGTATTCATTTTGAATTCTTGCGGAAGGCCATTCGGGCAAGCAATGACATAGTCTTGTGTTGGATTTGGCTTCTTTAAGTAGACGAACTTAATCTTCTCTCCACTGGCAATGGTCTCATATTTATTGACGAGCTTAAGCTTCTTTAGCATTTCATTATAAACAACTGAGCCACGAACGTGAATCGGTGTTTGACTTCCAAACCTACCTTTTACCCAATACTTTTCGATGTCTTTCACACCGCGTGTAAAGGCAATGTCTTCGAATGGAAGATTACGAAACTCTGTCTTGAATGTAGCTACATACTTTTGCAACTCGGCTTCTGAACCATTCATGATAATCTCGAGAGACTTCTTAATGGCACCACGACATGCAGTTGGAGTCGAAGAACGAACAGCTTCGATGCCCATCATCTTCAACTTTGGTTTGTCATACTGAACACCTTCAGAGTTCCAGACATTGAGGATGTACATCTTCTTTGCCTTCCAGATACCCTTGTTGGCAATGTTCTCTCGCTTCATCTGCATCTTCTGATCGTAGGCTCGCATACTTGTTGCCAACTCTTGATAAGAACGATCGATATATGGTTCGATTTTCTTTTTACATGCATCATCGATGAACTTCACGATGTCGACGTCATCTGCACCGTTTGGATATACCATATGGACCAAATAATCAAGAGTCACATACACAGAATCGGTATCTGATGCAATCACATAATCCATGCCTTCGGTCTTGAAGAGTCCATTCAGATACTCGTTCAATTTGTTTTCGATAAAGCGAATGGCCAACTGACCAGACATGGTAATGGCTTCGGCATTATCAACATCAAACCAACGAAACCACTTGTTACCGAGAGCACCATAAGCCGAGTTGAGCTGAATCTTCTTAGCCATTTGCATGTTATCGAGACGAGCAATTTCCTTAATCAATTTGGAATCTTTTGTTTTCTCGTATTCTTTCTTGACTTCAATCATCTCTTTCTTGTATTTGGTACGATCGTTGTACATGCGATCCATAATGGTTGGCAAGAAGCCGCGTTTTTCTTTTGTATAGATACAAAGGTTGGCAGCGATAGTGCAGTTTGTTTTATCAAGGTAATCACCAAACTGACTAGCGCCACCAACAAGTAGGTCGTCGATCGACACCTTTTCTTTTAAGCGAGTGACAAGCGTCTCGGGGGAGATGTTGTACTGCATGATAAGGTGTGGGTAAAGGGAGTTAAGATCGAACGACACAACCCATTTACTCATGCCGATACGAGGATCTTTGACGTAACCACCAACGAGTGCTCGATCGGGTTTATTCTTGTTATTCTGTGGAACGACGATGTTTTTATCCATTAGATAGTTGTGAGTAATTACATCCCACTGTTTCACGGTCGTTAAGGTATCTTCATAGTTTACTTTTGCGTCATATGCCATGGCATAGACCAACTCGATAAGCTTTAGTTTATCTTCGAGTCGTTCGACAATTTCAACGTCTCGAATGTTGTATTCGATGTAACGCTGAAAGTTTTTCAATCGAAGATCATCGAGATCTTCGTAGCCTTCATCATGATAGTCGACTTTACCTTCACCGAGTTCGACCTGAGCGATATAATCAAGGCGATATGACTCTTGTTGAGTGTATGTAAACTTCCGATAAAGTTGAAGATAGTCAAGCACCGCAATACCAACTGGTGAATATACGATACTCGACCTACCACGAATCTCGACGTTAGTTTCTTTTAAGATTTTCCAAGGAGACAGACGCTCTGCGTGCTCGCCAGCGAGTACTTTGCGGATTCGGTTGACAAGGTACGGAATGTCGAAGAACTCGATGTTCCAGCCTGTGACAACGTCAGGCGAATAAAGTGATCCATTCCAAACTTCAAGGAATGAGAGTAAGAGTGCAGACTCGTCTGCGCATTTGTAGTATTGAACATTAGGCATGTGCTCCTGATAATCGCCGCAACCAAAGACAGTCTTTTTACCATTGCGGCCAATGGTAATGGCTGTGATTTCATTATCTGCTTTTACGATATCTGGAAAACCACCTTCGATGCTGGTTTCGATATCGATTGAACAGACAGAAATAAGAGAAGGATCGTACTTGATTTGTCTCGGTGAGGTATCATAGATATACATGTATGACCAGTCTGTGAGACCATATATGTTCATACCTGTTACGTTTTCGTATTTCTGTAAGAATTCACGAGACTCTGACATCGAGTCGAAGCTCATCTTACCGACATACTCACCACGCAAGTTTTTATATTCGGTTTGTGTATTTGCTTGAACGAATAAATAAGGTTTGTATTTAACCGAAAATTTGACAGGTTTGTTATCCGATATTCCACGGACAAGAATTTGATTTCGATATCTTGTTACATTGGTATAAAATTGCATGAAATCTCCACTATTGGCCTATTGTTAGTTATACTAAGAAAGCCATTTAAAGTAAACAGTAAAAGGCACCAACAATGAAATTGACTGAACATTTTTCTCTCTCAGAAATGATTGTATCTCCTACGGCAAAAAGACTTGGGTTGAGCAACAATCCTACACCTGAACACATCGAAAACATGCGCTACTGCTGCGAGAAGATTCTCGAGCCAGTGCGCGCGAAGTTTGGACCAGTTACGATTAACTCTTCGTATCGTGCACCGCTTGTTAACAAGGCAGTCGGTGGTTCGAAGACATCTCAACACGTTAACGGTCAGGCAATTGACTTCGAAGTCAAAGGCGTTGACAACAAAACTGTTGCCGATTGGATCGGTGACAATCTTGAATTTGACCAAGTGATTCTTGAGTTTTATACAAAAGGTGATAAGAATTCTGGATGGGTTCACGCTTCGATTAAGAAGGGTGGAGGCAACCGCAAAGTACGTATGATCGCTTCTAAGTCGAAGGCAGGCGGAACCGTCTATACAACGGTCGCTGACTTTGATCCATCGACGACAAGGGCTGCTGGGGCTCCTTCAATTGCCACAGCGCCAAAGCAAGCTGCTCCTCAGTCGTCTCCGGCTGCTCCTTCAAAAGTATCTGGTCTTGGTCCATTGGCTGCACTCCAAACTAAATGCGGTGTAACCGCTGATGGTAAATGGGGACCTGGCACATATAAGGCAGCAAGAGATTACTTCAAGCTGACAAACAATCAAGCAGCGCACTTTTTCGGTCAGTGTGCTCATGAGTCAGGTGGGTTTAAGGTGTTCTCTGAGAACCTGAACTATTCAGATAAGGGACTCAACGGAATCTTCAAAAAGTATTTTCCTACGATCGCTTCGACTGCAGGTTATGCTCGTAAGCCAGAAAAGATTGCAAACAAAGTGTATGCTAATCGGATGGGGAATGGATCAGAAGCCTCTGGAGATGGTTATAAGTGGCGCGGTCGTGGTCCGATCCAACTGACTGGGAAAGACAACTATACAGCTTTTGCCGCTGACGTAAAACGTCCTGACGTCTTGACGAATCCTGATCTTGTGGTTGGTGAGTTGGCTTTTGAGTCTGCATTATGGTTCTTCCGTAAGAATGGATTGCTTGCGATTGCAGACAAAGGTGTAACCGATGCAGTGATCACTCAAATCTCGAAGAGAGTGAATGGCGGTACACACGGTCTTGACGATCGTTTAAAGAAAACAAAACAATACGCCAATTGGGGATAAATTGAAGGGGACCGAAAGGTCCCCTTCTTTTTACTTAGTCTTACCTTCTGCCAAGAATTCGGCAGCTTGCGACGGA